GGAGGCCATCCACCACCCATCACCAGCAATGACCGTCAACCAGATCCGCGCATTTGCTCGCGAGACGATTGAAGCAGCACACGATGCAGGCTGGCACCGCGAAGCATTCAAGCTCAGCGACAAGCTCCACAGCATTGCCTACCAGCCAACTGACAGTGCAGCTGAGGTGGTTCGCGAATATGCCGCATGGTTAGCCGCCTGCCTGGCCTGCTGACCCTCACCGCCCCTCACCCGAGGGGCTTTCTTTTGTGTTGCAGATTGTTGCGCAGCTCTCGCCGGCAGGCAGGCCGCGGCCTATTGTCTGCTCACCGGGGCGGAGGCGCCCCACCACCCATCTCCAGCCATGGCCATCACCAAGCTGCGCAATGCCACTGTTACCTGCCCATTCTGCGGCGGATCTGGCCACCTGCCTCACTATCGCCACGTTCAGAATGGCGACTGCTTTGCCTGTGGCGCCAGCGGCAAGCTCCGCGACATTAACGCCTTCATTGGCGATAACTCCGACATGGTGCTGACCGTGTGGGTCAACCGCGGCCAGTTCTCCGGTGCAACGCTTCGCCGCCGCACATGGAAAATCAGCCAGAGCTCTGTAGGGCCATGCAAGACATGGGGCCGCGACAGCTTCTGCCGCGAGATCAATGATGCGGATGAGGCCCGCGAGATCTGGCGCAATGCTAAGCAGCTTGGAATCATCACCGAGCTTGTTGACTGACCCCTCCACGGTCGGCCGGGAGCCCATCCCGGCACTATTCCATCGCATTAATCTCATGGCCACCTACGAAATCCAGATTCTGACGCCTTACGGCTGGCGTGCTGACTCCGACTACCTGGGAGGTGACGACGACGACAACAAATGGCCCACCAAAGCCGCCGCACAAGCCGCCATCGATCAGCTGGTGGCCCTCGGCAGCTTTGACCCCGAAACTCTCCGCGTCGCCTTGGTGTGACCATGCCCGACACAATCCTGATGCCATGGCTGATCCTCAATCTCTGGGTGATCGCTGCAGCGATGCACCCACGTAACCGCCGGCTTACCTATGGCGTTGGCATCTCGGCCATGGTGATGGGCTACTGCCTAGGCTTGTGGATCCAATCGTGACAGATTGCAACAGCATCCATGGCCGTTGCCAGCTGATGGTCTAGTATTTCTTCACCGGCAGGGAGGCCTGCCACCATCCATCACAGATCATGGCCAGCTACACCGCTCTTCACCTCGACGATTCCGTTACCACGTGCGATTGCTGTGGGCGCACCAATCTCAAGGCAACTGTGCTGATGCGGTCTGATCTTGGTGAACTTGTCTACTTTGGCCGCACCTGTGCCGCACGCAATAGCGGCAAGACAAGTCAGCAGATCACCTATGAGATCCGCAATGAGCGCGACATGGCTCATGGTCGCACCATGAACCACTTGGCTGATCTGCGCCGTGCTGGCGTCAAACTGACCCGTCAGATCATGCGTGAAGTGGCCGAGAGCTACAGAGCGGATGTGGACTGCCTGCTCCGCAACTGGGGACACTTGGCTGAGGCCTAGTGGCAGCTGCCGGGTCGGCCCCAACCGTAAGGCGGGCGCGGTAGTCAGCTGTGATGGGGCTGACTTGAAACCGTACCGAAGGCCCGGTACTATTCTCTCGCTATTCATTCTGTTATGACCCCTCTTACCGGCCCTGAACTGCTCGCCAAGGTGAAGCAGCTGGGCGATGTGTCGAAGTCTGATCTGGTGCGTGGTTGCGGCTACGTGTCGGTGACGGGCAGCGGCAAGGAGCGCCTGAACTTCACAGCCTTTTACGCGGCGCTGCTCGAAGCGAAAGGCCTCAGCATTCTGCCGGGCAAGAAAGCCCCCGGCCGCAAGCTCAGCTACCGCACTAAGGTGCTCAGCACCGGCAACGTGCAGGTCGGCGCTGGCTACCTGCAGTCGCTAGGGATTGAGCCCGGCACTGAGTTTGAGATCAAACTGGGCCGCAACGGGATCACGCTGAGCCTGGCGCAGGAGGCAGCATGAGACAGCTGAGCGACGCCATCGACAGCATGATCGAATCAGGTGAGCACACCGCTGAGGAGATCATCGGCATGATGGAAGTGCTCAAGCATGACCTGATTGCTCAGATCTTGGGGGCTGAGGAAGAAGAGTCATAGACTGACCCAGGCAGAGCCCAGTCCCCTGTTTCGCCCATGAGGCGTCTCACGGCTGGGCCTTCTGCTGTCTGGCCGTGTGCCATAGACTGACACCAAGTGCAGCAGTGGTAGTAGTGGTTTATAGCGGCGCCAAGCAGTATGATCGCCCGCTTGCGAAACGTGCTGTCACTACAGTCAGTGACCCAAACTCGGCATGGTTCGCGCAGGAACCGCATTGGATCCTGTCTGAAGACCTGCAGGGCGGCACCTACATGATGCGAAAGCGGCACCGCCGCTACCTTCCGCAGGAGCCACGCGAGCTTGATGAGTCCTATGACAACCGCCTAGCGCGATCAGTTTGCCCGCCGTATCTTGTCCGGCTTGAGCGGATGCTGGCGGGGATGTTGACCCGTAAGCCGGTGAGGCTAGAGGGTACGGCTGATGTGATCACTGAGCAGCTATTCGATGTAGACCTGCAGGGTCATGATCTGCAGTCGTGGTTGTTTGAGTACGCCCGCAAGATGATCCGCTACGGTCACGCCGGCGTGCTGGTGGATGCACCTGCTAATGGTGGGCGGCCGTATTGGGTGAGCTACACGCCGCGGCAGATCCTAGGTTGGCGGACTGAGCTGGCTGATGGTGCGCAGCGGTTGACGCAGCTCCGGCTAATGGAGACCACAGTCGAGCCTGATGGTGACTACGGCGAGAAGGTAGTCGAGCAGGTAAGGGTGCTAACACCTGGAGCGTGGGAGCTGCACCGGCGTGATGATGCTAAGGGCACGTTCGAGCTGTATCAAGAGGGCACCACCAGCTTGAGCGAAATTCCGTTTGCGGTGGCATACGCTAATCGTGTTGGATACCTTGAGTCACGGCCACCGCTTGAGGATATTGCAGAGCTCAACCTCAAGGCGTATCAGTGCCAGTCGGATCTAGATAACCAGCTGCACATCTCTGCGGTGCCGATGCTGGCGTTTTACGGTTTCCCAAGTAGTGCCGAGGATGTGTCTGCCGGACCAGGCGAAGCGTTGAGCTTTCCTGCTGAAGGCCGGGCAGAATACATCGAGCCTGGTGGTACTGCCTTCCAGTATCAGTTCCAGCGGCTGGAGCAGCTGGCGGCGCAGATCAATGAACTAGGCCTGTCGACGGTTCTGGGCCAGAAGCTGAGTGCAGAGACCGCTGAGGCGAAGCGGATCGACCGCAGCCAGGGCGATAGCACCATGATGGTGATCGCTCAAAACGTGCAGGATCTAGTCGATAACTGCCTGCGGTACCATGCGGCGTACCTCGGACGCGAAACTGCCGCGGGTAGCAGCTTGGTCAACCGCGACTTCATTGGCGGCACCATGGAGCCTGCGATGATCCGCGAGCTGTTCACGCTTTACACTGGCGGCGTCATCACCCAAGAGACGCTGCTGACCCAACTGATGGAGGGTGAGGTGCTAGGGGATGATTTTAACGTAGAGGAAGAACTGGAGGCGACGGCTAATGCGGGGATGGATTTACAATCTGATGGATTGGCTGACGGATTTGATGATCGAGCTGATGATAATGATCGAACCGAAGAAGCCGAGGAAACAGGAGCTTGATTATACAGTTGCGGCACTACCGGAGGAAGTTTTAGCGGTGGTGCGTGTGACGTGGTATAAGGATGGCCGGGCGTCGGAGGCGGATGAGACTGTGCTTATGGAGGATGGCGAGGACGGGTATGAGGCTTTTAGGGGACTGATTAGCACGGCACTGGACAAGGGTGCGAATGTAAGCATCATGTCAGGCTACCGGCCGGAGGATTTGGGGATTATCGGATGAGCACCCCAGAGGCGTTATACCGCAACGCGATCGACCTCAACCGCTACAGCAACTCTGTAGCGCGACGGATCATCAACGCTTATAACGACATCATCATCGATGCCGCCAACCAGCTGCAGACCATTGATAAGCTAGCGGCACCGGTCAAGGCAGCTAGGCTACGTGCCATTCTGGCTCAACTGCGGGATAGCCTCCGCACATGGGCTGGTGATGCCACCGAGATCACAGCGATCGAGCTGCAGGGCCTCGCGGAGCTGCAGTCTGAGCTCGTCACCGAGCAGTTGCGCCGCGCTCTGCCAGCTGGCGCCCGCAATGCAGTTCGCACGGTCGAAATCTCACCCCAGTTCGCACAATCAGTAGTCACCACCGACCCGACACAGATCAATGTGGTAGCGCTGAGTGATGATCTGTTCAAGTCGGTTTACGGTCCCGAGGCGCTGGCTAGACAGGCCGGAACTGGAGTGTTCAACCTGACCGCGGCGCAGGGTGCGACCATCACGCTGCCGAATGGCGAGGTAGTGGCAAAGGCGTTCCGCGGCATGGCAGTAGATCAAGCTGAGCGGTTCAGTCAGGTGGTCCGCCAAGGGCTGTTGACGGGTGAGCCGACGCCTGAGATTGCAAAGCGGCTGATCGGACGGCTTGAGTTCGGGGAGCGTGCCATGACGCCACGCCAGCTAGCAGCAGCAGGCGGCCAGGCAACCGCGATGGCCGACAATCAGATCATGGCGCTAGTCCGCACTAGCATCAACCAAGTGGCTAACGCTGCTAGCCAACAAGTGTATGAGACAAACCAAGACATCACGCGGAAGTATCGGTATGTTGCGACCCTAGACGCGCGCACATCCGCCCGCTGCCGTGCTTTGGATGGCCGTGAGTTTGAATATGGCAAAGGGCCGATGCCCCCGCAGCATTTCAATTGCTTACCTGGGGACGCGCTCGTAACGTCCAGTGGACGGATTGCGGCGGTTTACCGTAGGCGTTACGAGGGCTTTCTCTATGTCATCAAGACCGCCAACGGTCAAGTAGTCAGAGTCACCCCAAATCATCCTGTACTGACTAACACCGGATGGCAGCCTGCTCAGTGCATTAAGGTGGGTGATCAGGTTTTCAGCGGCTCGATCATTCCAGAGGAACTCGTTCATGATCACCAAAAACACAATGCTGTAACCACTGCCGAGAATATATTCAGTGCGTTCAGGGAATCGCGCACGGTGAGCGCCATGAAAGTGCCAACCGCCGCCCCAGATTTCCACGGCGACGCCTGGAGTGGTAGTCCACGGATCAACCTTGCAAAGCAGGTCGCAGTTGTACTTGCCGATCGGGAACTGCTCTTCGCAGTCAATCCCAGCCTCTTCCAGTTTCTGTTTGACAGCGGCTTCCAGTGGCCCGACCCTGCGACACCTGGCAGCAGCGAGCTTGAGATTAGCCTCCTCGCTTCTGGGTTTTCCTCTGACAGCGGCATGAGCAGCAGCTGCCAAGGCTTGACGCTCAGCGGGAGTTGCTCTAGCCATGCGGGCAAATTGCTGTTCACTTCTATTCCTGAGTTTTCGCCCGGATTCCAAGATGATGCGCTCTATGGGACTTGGCGAGACGTTGAATTGCTCAGCGATTCCACGAATCCCAATACCGTCGTCGTAAGCGGCAATGATCACGTCAATGTCACTTGGGTTGGGCGGGAACCATTTAGCGGGCATGTCTACAACTTTGAGACGGAGGGCGGCACCTACTGGGCCAACGGCATCCTAACCCATAACTGCCGCAGCACAACCGTCCCGGTCATTGACTACAAGCAACTCAGCAAAGATTTTGGCTTCACAGTAGAACCACCACCCGCCGGCACCCGCGCCAGCATGGGCGGCCAAGTGCCAGCAAATCAGTCTTACGGACAGTGGCTGGCCAATCAGCCTGCAGACGTGCAGGCCCGTGCGTTAGGCCCCGGCAAGGCAGCGTATTTCCGCCGGCTGGCCGACAAGCACGGCGGCCGTGACGCCATCGCCAAGCTGGTGAGGGATGACGGGTCAGAGGTTACGCTAGAACAGCTCCGGCAGCGTTATGGCCCAATCTCTCCCTAGCCTCAGACACTTCGAGAATCGCGGCATCTTCTACATCCACTCCGATCCGGTGGAGGCTTTGGTAGGCGAGGCATGGGTGCCGGCGATCTACACCGACAAGGGATGGGCTACCGCTGATGGCGCTACGCTGCTAACAAGCGTGCAGGAATGGCGAGCGCATGGCCAAGAAGATGAGCAAGGTCGGCAAGGTGATGAGCGAGTACAAAGCGGGAACGCTCCACACCGGCAAGCCAGGACCGGGAAAGGGCGGCGTCGTTAAGTCTCGCAAGCAGGCCATCGCCATCGCGCTGTCCGAGGCCGGCATGGCCAAGAAGCCAAAACGGGGGAAGAAGTGACAATCAGCGCCGGCTCTCGCGTCTCATGGTCTTACCAGGGAGCTACAACTTACGGCAAAGTGATCGGCATCGCTGGCACTCGGGCTACCATCTCCACCCCCAACGGACAGGTAACCAGAGTCGGCAATCCTGATGACCCAGTGGTTCGGCTGCGCTCTGAATCCACAGGCCGGATGGTACTGAAGCGTAGGTCTGAGCTACGGGAGGCGCCGAAGAAGTGATCACCTACCGCGGCGAACAGTTCGACGGTTATAACAAACCGAAGCGAACGCCGAAGCACCCGACCAAATCTCATGCTGTACTGGCAAAAGAAGGCGATCAGGTAAAGCTGATCCGTTTTGGTCAGCAGGGCGTATCGGGCAGCCCGGTGCGCAAAGGTGAGTCAGCCGCAGATAAGGCTAGGCGTGCATCATTCAAGGCGCGGCACGCTAGCAACATCGCCAAGGGCAAGATGTCGGCAGCGTATTGGGCAGATCGGGAAAAGTGGTAACCTACCAGAGTAACTAACCCTGCGGGTTATCAATGTCCGACGAAAAACAGACGCCAGCGGCTGAGCCTGCGGCTCCTGCGGCGACCGATGCTACCCCGCCTACCGCTACAGGCGGCGGTGGTGTGGATGCTGACGCGCTGCGGCGCAGCGTCGAGGCCCTCGAAGCCAAAAATAAAGAGCTGATCACCGAGCTTCGCGCCGCCAGGAAAGCCCCTAAGGTGCCCGATGGCGTCGACGTAGACGAACTGCTGCGCTTCAAGCAAACCCACGAACAACAGCAGCTCGAAGCCGCTGGGCAGTACAAGGAAGCCCGCGAAAAGCTGGAGGAGCAGTTCCGACAAGCCACCAGCCAGAAAGATCAACGGATCGCCGAGCTTGAAACCCGCGTCCGAGAACTGGAGCTCATCGCACCCGCCGCTACCGCACTCGCGGACATCGTGCATGATCCTGACTTGGTGCTAAAGACCAAGCTCACGCCAGAGCAGATCGAGCGGGAGCCCGGCGGTGGTGTCGTAGTTGTTGACGGCTACCAACGCACGCCGATCACCGAATGGGCAAAGGCCACCCTTCCCGCATGGATGCAGAAGCAGCCTAAGCCCCAAGGTGGCGGCGCCCCTGCAGCAGGCGCTAGCACCGGCGGCATCCCCGCAGGCATCAAAAACCCATTCGCCCGCGAATCCTTCAACCTCACCGAACAAGCACGGCTCTACAAAGCTGATCGTGACTTATACGATCGCCTTAAGGCTGCTGCCAATCGCTGATGCTAGGATATGACAAACCGGCTGCGCTGGTAGCAACAGGGCTGCGCCCAGAACTCCATACCAATTTGAGGATTCATCATGGCGACTCTTCGCTCTGATGTCATCATCCCGGAGATTTTTACTCCGTACGTCATTGAGCAAGCGACCCTCCGTGATGCCTTCCTGGCTAGCGGTGTGGTGCAGCCCATGGCTGAGCTGAATGCTACCGAGGGTGGTGATGTCGT